TCTGTGTTTTATGACAGGAAGTAAGTGTCTTTTCAAGGTTTGTAAGTCTGTTGGTAACATCTCTACACCAAATATGCCACTCTTCTTGATTCATAATATCACATCTGCGTTGAAAGACCCATAGCCCCTGCTACTATTGCTATTAACGTAAAAATAATTTTTTGCATATTAGCCATATAAGAACCAATCAAACCATTAGTTATTTCTAACTCAGTAGCAACCTTTGTTAGTCCGGTTTTCATATCCACTTGGGATTGAACCAATTGTTCAATAAGCCTTTCGTGTCTATCCGCCGTATTCTCTAAATTGTCTAATCTTATTGAGACAACATCTGCTTCGGACACTAAGCCTCTCCCCTGTGAGCCTCTAATCGTGCCACAAGGTCTGCCTTTTTGCCCTTTACTGAAAGACCTGCTTCTTTTAACATTTCTTTTAGTTCAGCAACATTGTGTGAATCAAGAGTTTTCTCTATCTTCTTTATTTCTGCTTCTACTTCTTTAGCCTTTTCTTTTACTTCACCTAAAGAATCTATAACTTCATCAAGAGTTATTTTTCCGTCTGCGTTTAATGCTTTATATTTTTTCATACCCCATGCAAGTATACCTAATAATGCGGCTACTGCAACTAGTATTACTTCTATATCATCAAATTGTTCTGCCCACTTGGTCCAACTTTTTACTGAATAATGATATGGTTTGCTTCTTTCTGTCCCTAAATTAGATCCATCATCTACAGATATATTAGGTATAAATACTATGTTTTTTTTCATATTTTAAATGATTTAGATAAGAATTTTTTACCAACATAAAGATGTCTATACGTTTTTAACATCCATGGTTCAATTAATTGATTAGATAAACTATTAAAATTCATAATATAACCTATTTTAGTATGTAACATATCTTCTCCTATTATTTCTCTTACATTCATGTTTGTCATATTATACTTCCAAGGTAATAATTTTAATT